AATGCGGTGGAGTTCTACGCAAAGTACAACACAGCACCTACTCACGAATCGATTGTGATTGACACTGAGAAACTGAATATCACTCAAGACGAGGTGACGGAAATCGGAGAAACTCTAAAGAGAATCTCTGAGGATTCCGAGCAGAACGATACACAGTGGTTGCTCGACAAGACCGAATGGTTCTGTCGAAAGAAAGCAATCGAAAACTCTATCGGAGAGTGTATTCAGATTCTTGGTGGTCACTCTAAAGATAAGACTGAACATGCGATGCCTGAAATTCTACAGGAAGCAATCGCAGTGTCTTTTGACAATAGTGTGGGTCACGATTACATCGAGGACTCCGATGAGCGATTTGATTTTTACCACAAGGTTGAGACAAGGGTTCCGTTCGACCTGTCTCACTTCAATACAATTACGAACGGTGGTACGCCGAACAAAACTCTGAACATTATCATGGCTGGTACAGGTGTGGGTAAGTCCATGTTCATGTGTCACCATGCTGCGAACTGTTTGTCGCAGGGAAACAATGTCCTATACATCACTTGTGAGATGGCAGAGGAACGCATCGCAGAACGAATCGATGCAAACCTTATGGACATTACGCTAGATGATCTGAAAGATCTACCTAAGAAAGTTTATAAGAAGAAGATCGACAGGCTACAAAAAGACATCAAGAGCAAACTGATTGTCAAGGAGTATCCGACTGCCGTTGCAAATGTGACGCACTTCCGGAACCTTCTGGACGAACTCAAACTCAAGAGAAAGTTTGTTCCTGATATCATCTTTGTCGATTACCTAAATATCTGTGCTTCATCGAGAATGAAGATGGGATCATCCATCAACTCGTACACTTATATCAAGGCTATTGCGGAGGAACTAAGAGGTCTCGCGGTCGAGAGAAATGTTCCGCTTTGGTCTGCAACACAGGTCAACAGAACTGGATTTACCTCTACAGACATTGGTCTTGAGGATACATCGGAGTCATTTGGTTTGCCTGCAACTGCTGACTTTATGTTTGCTTTGATCGCTACAGAGGAATTGGATGAACTTGGTCAGGTTCTTGTGAAACAACTAAAAAACAGATACAATGATCTAGCATCAAATCGTAAGTTTGTGGTCGGGGTCAATCGAGCGAAGATGAAGTTCTTCGATCTGGAAGACTCAGCCCAAGTCGGGTTGGTTGGGACTGGTTCCGGTTACAATGGTAAAAACTTTGATCAGGACTTCACAGTGGATAAGAAGTTCAATGATGACAAATTCACGGATTGGAAAATCTAGGAGATAAGTATGCACAATCCAAATAAAACAAAGCGTCCCCGCGCCCAAAGCGAGGAAGAGATTCTAGAAGAGTGGAAGCAATGGGCAGAAGAGTGGCTTGAGGAAGTCGAACAGGACGATAGTGAAGTAAAAGATGGATAATTTTGTATCATGAGTTTGTATATTGATAAGTCATATATCAATCGAGTTTCAGGTAGTCTAAGAAACTTCAAGTGGAAAAGAGATGGTCTTGCGAACTGTTCATGTCCTATTTGTGGGGACTCTCAGAAAAACAAAAGTAAGGCGCGTGGTTTCTTTTTCACGAAGGGTAATGACTTCTTTTACAAATGTCACAACTGCGGTTGTGGTAAAAACCTGTACAACTTTTTACAAGAGGTTTCCCCATCTCTATGTAAAGAGTATGCTCTAGAAAGATGGAAGAACGGAGAGTCGGGCAAGTCTAATTACAAAAAGCCCAAAGAGGAAAACATGTTTTCTTTTGATCGCAAACCAAAACCAAAAGATACTTCACAATATTTGAAGGATTGTATCCGTGTAGATAAACTGGACAAGGATCACCCATGTCGTACTTTCCTTGAACTGAGAAAGATTCCGAAGGAAGCCTATAAACTGCTATACTTCTCGGAGAACTTCGGCAGGTTCATGAAGAAGATGGATCCCGAACACCTCAGCACTTGTGGATGGGAAGCAAGACTTGTGATCCCATTCTATAACAAAGAAGGTGATGTTGTTGCCGCTCAGGGAAGAGCGTTGAACATGAAAGATGAAAACAATGCAAGGGTAACAGCAAAGTACCTTACCGTAAAAACAGACAAGTCATCTGATAGACTCTGGTATGGTCAGTGGAGAGTTGACCCTAAGAAAAAGATCTATATCGTAGAAGGACCGCTCGATAGTCTTTTCATTCCAAACACCATTGCGATGGTGGGTGCAGGTGCGTTAGATCAGATTCCATCACATCTCATGAATAGCGATGGGGTCTATGTTTTAGATAACGAACCTCGAAACGCACAAATCGTTCGATATATCGAAAGACTTATTGAACTCGGTAAGAACGTGTGTATCTGGCCAGAGAGTATAAAAGAAAAAGACATCAACGATATGGTTCAGATGGGAAACAGTCCATCAAAGATCAAGAAGATCATCGATAAGAATACATTTACTGGACTCGAAGCGAGTCTAAAACTAACACAATGGAGGAAAGTGTGAGAGTACTAGACAAAGGACATGTTCAACTAGTTGATAGCATGGGGACGGATCTAACCGTATGTAATGCTGCCCGTGTTTCGTTTGCGAAGGAGACTGAGTGGGCGGTTGATGAAAAAGCACAAGAGAGACTCAAAGAAACAGGGTCTCCATTTAGGGCTGAGGATCTATATGTTCTAAGCGACAAAGACGAAAAACTTATTCGCTATCTTGCAAAGCATCAACACTGGACACCCTTTGCTCATCCTCAGATTACTCTGCGAATCAAAGCACCAGTTTCCATTCGTACACAATTCTTCAAGCACAAACAAGGCTTCGTGGAGAATGAAATTTCTCGACGATACGTTTCATTTGAACCAGAGTTTTATCACCCAGAATGGAGAGGAAAACCTGTAAATGGTGCGAAGCAAGGGTCTGAGGATTTTATAAATATTTCTCCCGATGTTGATAAGACATTCGAGAACACGCTTCGAGGTTGTCAGACTGTCTACGAGCAACTTCTAAGCGAGGGTGTTGCTCCCGAGCAAGCAAGATTTGTTCTCCCACAGGGAATGTATACTGAGTGGTATTGGACGGGAAGTCTTGCCGCCTACGCGAGATTCTACTCGCAAAGAATTGACGAACATGCTCAATGGGAAATCAGAGAGTATGCAAAAGCAGTCGGAGAAATTATTCAACCTTTGTTCCAAATTTCATGGAAATACTTGACTGCTAAATAAACCATTGTACAATATGAAAAATCAAAAAGGAAAACCTATGTCGCTACCGTCACTATATCAAGACTTCATTCACCTCTCCCGTTACTCTCGTTGGGTTCCAGAACTCGGTCGTAGAGAAACTTGGGAAGAAACTGTGGGTCGTTACTTTGACTTCTTCGAGGATCATCTCAAAGAAACATGTAACTACAAGGTGAAAAAAGAAGAACGTGAAGAACTAGAAAACGCCGTCATCAATCTTGAGATCATGCCATCCATGCGTGCGTTGATGACTGCGGGTGACGCTCTCAAAAGAGACAACGTAGCCGGTTACAATTGCTCATACGCAAGTGCGAATCGTGTCCGATCATTCGATGAGATTCTTTACATTCTCATGTGTGGTACGGGTGTCGGTTTTTCCGTTGAGCGAGAGTTTGTTGATCGTCTTCCCACCATCTCAGAGGAGTTTGAGCAGAGCGACACAACCATCGTTGTTGGTGACTCGAAGATCGGTTGGGCGAAGTCGTACAAAGAACTTATCTCTCTCCTGATTGGTGGACAGGTTCCGAACTGGGACGTAAGTAAGGTTCGACCCGCAGGTGAACGACTCAAGACTTTTGGTGGTCGTGCTTCCGGTCCCGAACCTCTCGTCGAACTTTTCAAGTTTACCGTCGAGACCTTCAAAGCGGCGTCTGGTCGTAAACTAACCTCCATCGAGTGTCACGATATCATCTGTAAGATTGCAGAGATTGTGGTTGTGGGTGGTGTTCGTCGTTCCGCTCTTATCTCATTGTCATCCCTCACCGACGAGAGAATGCGTGAAGCAAAGACAGGTGCGTGGTGGGAGTTCAATCCTCAGCGTGCCCTCGCAAACAACTCTGTTGCGTACAAGTCAAAGCCTGAGATTGGAACATTCATGGACGAGTGGGTTTCACTTTACAAGTCCAAGAGTGGTGAACGCGGCATCTTCAATCGTGAAGCAGCGAAGAAGACCGTTGAGAAACTAGAAGATCGTCGAGATCCTAACCACGACTTTGGAACAAACCCATGTTCCGAAATCATTCTTCGAGATCGTGAGTTCTGTAACCTTTCCGAAGTCGTTGTTCGTCCGAATGATTCTGCAACCGATCTTCAACGTAAGGTTCGTCTTGCAACGATCCTTGGAACGTGGCAATCAACACTCACGAACTTCCGATACCTTTCAAGTGAGTGGAAGAAGAACTGTGAAGAGGAAAGACTACTCGGTGTTTCTCTTACAGGTATCATGGACTCGGTGGTCACAAACGGAAAGGCTTCGGGTCTAGAATCTCTTGGTAGAACTCTTGACGGTCTTCGTGAAGTTTCCGTTCAAACCAATAAAGACTATGCGAAGAAACTAAAGATCAATCAGTCTGCCTCGATCACCTGCGTAAAACCATCTGGTACAGTATCTCAACTCGTTGATGCTGCATCGGGTATTCACGCAAGACATGCCGATAACTATATCCGAACGGTTCGAGCGGACAACAAGGATCCTCTGTGTCAATTCATGAAGGATCAGGGATTCCCAAACGAAGCGTGCGTGATGAAGCCTGACAACGTAACCGTGTTCTCGTTCCCTGTGCAGTCTCCAAAGAACTCTGTGCTTAGAGACGGAATGACTGCAATTGAACAACTAGAACTATGGCTCACCTATCAGCGTCACTGGTGTGAACATAAGCCTAGCGTTACGATCACAGTGAAAGAGCATGAGTGGATGGAAGTTGGAGCATGGGTATACCGAAACTTCGATGAAGTTAGTGGTGTTTCATTCCTGCCTTTCTCCGATCACTCATATCGACAGGCTCCCTATCAGGATTGCACTGTAGA